GCGAATCTCGCACCACTTCTGGATTGCCTTTGCCGTGATCTTCGCGGCTGCGAGCGCCTTGTCCAGCGATTGCCGGTCAGCGTCGCTTATCTCAAGCAACTGATAGCCGCAGAGTGGCCCTTTGTAGCCACCCTGCAGCGTCAGGAACTCGTCTAACTCCTCCATTGCGACCTCCTACTTCGGCGCGACTACACGCCGATCGTCAGAGCCTAGATGTCGTATTGCTTTTCCGCAAGAGCCTTGTCTTCAGCCGACTTCTCCTTGATCCCGAACGAAGTGTTCTTTGGGTCAAGGAACTTGATCAGCACCTGCAGCCCTGAGGCCAGCCCTGCGGACAGCACTGTGCGGAAGTCACCGCCAGAAATGTCGAGCAGCGGGATGCCCAGACCGAGTGCGACCGAGATTGAGACGGTGATGAAGGTTCGGAAGAACTCAATCAACGCCTCGTCTACGCCTGTGTTGTCAATGATCCAACGGATGCCTGCCTTGATGTCGCTATACATTCTGACTCCTTACTTCCACTCGACGATGACGACGTGCTTGAACGCCGCGCCGCCAGTTTGCTTCTTTTTGCTCGCAGCAATCTGCTTGAGCTGCTCTTCGGTCACGCTGACCCCGAACTTCTCTTTGCCCTTGCCTGATCGCGTGGGACACGCCCACTGCCAGCCGTCAACGGCATCCCACGCGGCTGCGGTCATATGGCCGTAGCCCAGCGCGATGTGCTTGCGATCTTTCTTTGTCCAGTATGCCTGCCAGCGCTTATGCCACTCGCTGATCTCCACGGCTGGGTAGTCCACCGCCTGCTGCACCCAGATGATGAGTCCAGCCCCACGGTGCGCGGAAATCACGACGTCATCCCACGACTTTGCATAGCGCGCCTTCGCGCCCATCTGCTTTGCCGTCTTGATCAAGTCGCCGAGAGACGAGCCGTTGTCCGACACGCCCTCCTTCTCTACGAAGCCAGTCGCCTTCGCCTTTGCGACTATGCCGTCTCCAGCGGTGGGGTCCACCTTGTAGCCAGACGCCCACGCAACGGCAGCAGCCGTGCTGGATGGTCCGCAGTCGTCAAGGATGCCGCCCTTCTCAACGTGGTCGAGCTGCGACTTGACCCTGAACTTCATTCTTTCCACCTCAAATATCCTGTTGCTACCCAGATGATTGTCATCAGGATGAACAGCGTTGCCATTGTGCTTTGCGTCTGACCTTCTGGCAGTACGACTACTGCAAAGAGCAGACCGAGGATCGTCCACGAGCCTCCGACTAAATCGTTGATGATGTTCCTAAGCACGGCGACCACCCTTTCGGCTTGGCGTATTTCCATTGCCTCCCGCTGGTCCGCCGCCGCCAATGTTAGCAGCCGCTCGTGCTGCATTTGACGCTGCGGCAGCAACACTTGCAACTTGGCTGGCAATGATTGCAACGGCAACTGGCTGCGCCTCTTCCTTCTCAATCGGGTCAAGGTCTTTGCCGATCTCCGTGATGGCCGCGATGTTGGCGAACACCTCGCCGACCGCTTCAACCGCAGCCCCTACAACTGGCAGAGCGGGTTCGGGTTCAGGAGTAGGTACAGGAGTGGGATCAGGAGATACGGAAGGAGATGGCGGAACTTCTGTTGGTGCAGGCGTTGGCTCTGGCGTTGGTTCTGGGGTTGGTTCATTTGTCACCTCGGGACTTGGCTCCTCCGTTGGTGATGGGGTTGGTTCGGGTGTTGGTTCTGGCGTTGATTCGGGGGTTGGCTCGGGTGTTGGTTCAGGCGTAGGCTGAGGCGTCGGCGTCGGCTCTACAGAAGGCTCTGGCATAGGGGTAGGAGCCACGCTAGGGCTGGGTGATGGCTCTTCTGGTGTCTGAGTAGGGGTTGGCTCAGGAGTCGGCTCTGGGGACGGCGTAGGGCTGCCTACGGCGATTGTGAGGAAGCCGATGCCGCAGCACGAGTCGGTGGACAGCACGCGGAAGCCGAACAGGTCACCTGCGGCCAGCACCACCTCGATGTAGCCGGTAGCTGATTGTGTGTTGCCTTCTGCAAGCGTGAGCCACTCGCCGCCCACGAGATACTGCGGCTTGTCGTAGAACGCGCCGTCGGTCGTCAGGTATGACCAGAGGTACTGCGCCGTCTCAGCTTCTAGTGCGGTTGTGGTCAGGCTGGTTAGCGCGTTCCAGCGTGGCTGCTCAGGGAGCGGATTGTTCGCGCCGCCGATCGTGACGGAGCCATCCTCGTTCGTGACGACCGTGCCGTTGGAGTCGGTGCTGAAGTCCCACTCGTCAAGATCGTCAAGCGCGTAGACAGGCTGAACGAATGGCAAGACGATTGCCAGCGCGAGCAGGAGTGCGCGCAACCTCACTTGCCTGATTGAGATTGCAACCACGCCAGAAGCGTGCCGATTCCTCCTACGCCAAGTAGGGCGCCAAGCCCCTTCAGGACGGCAAGGCCGCCCTTCATCTGATCGATATCGCGGGTGAGGTGGTCAATCTTCTCGGACTGCGAATTAAGGCGTGCGTTCATCAAGTCAAGGCGCTTCAGGATCTCGTCGTTTTGCGTGACTCGTGGCGACATTTACCTCACCTGTGCTAATTGGCTACTCAAACTAAATTGCGGCTTGTAACTGAACGTGATCGTAATGACCTGCGTAAAGGAGCCGCGCTCCATCGTCCAGTCTACCTGCTCGATTCTATACAACCCGCTTAGCCCAAGCTCGGCACACGTGACGTCAACCCATTGACCAGGCGACCATCGGTTGACGAGCGAGAACGCCGTGCCGCCAGTCTGGGCGTAGCCTGCGCTGAAGCCGTACTGATTGTGGCTTGCCGTGCCAGCGCCGCGCAACGTAAAGTAGCCGCTCATCAATGGAAGATGGGAGTCTGCAAAATACCCATTTGCGTACCTGTATGCGTTGGCATTGTAGTTTGACGTCACCTCCAGCGATGGGATGACTCCGTCAAATATTGGTGCACCCCTGCGCTCCGAATAGCCATAGTCGGCGTAGGTCGTATAGACCGGCTGATACGCAGTCCCCTGATCCAGAATCATCCCGCCCTTTGTCGTCTGGTGGTCAAACCCAATCTGGAGTGAGTACGGAATTATGGTTGCAGCCGCTGTCGTCGTATTTGGGTTTTGCGTTCCGCTCGTGATGATTTTGTACGGAGCCGTCGCATATGTTGGCTGCGCGGCCGTATCAATCAACCCGTAGTTCAGGTTGCCAGCCTGGTCAACGAAGTATCTGCGCGCCTTGCCATCTTCGGCTTGATACGCGTCAATGATCGTGTCAAGAATGCTGCGCAGGCTCTGGCCGGCGATGTCAATTTCCTCCCTGTTCGTGCGGAAACTCGCGCCAGAAATAAACGCGGTCGACGCGGTATTGATGAGGCGCTGAAGTGGATAGTCGCCAGCCTTGTTTGTATGCACCGCCGCCAGCGCGGTTGTTACGGCAGCGGTCTCAAGCGTGTCTGCGGGAATTGATGCAGCAATCGCCGTTGTTACCCCGAGCGGGGTAACAATTGGAAGACCAGTGATCTTTCCGTTTGCCACATTGAAGGTGGTGTTATTCGGCACGCTTCCAGCGAGCGTTACGACAAATTTGTCGCCAGTGCTTCCAGATACTTCATCGTAGTCAAAGACGGTATTGATCAAGTTTTGCGCGGTGCCATTTGTTGACGTGATACCGCTGAGCACAACGATCCCGTCGTCAATGAAGAGACCGTCCTGCGGGTCAATCTCAACCTGATTCGTTGTGGTGCCGAACATCGCGGCTGATGTAATGGTGTACTCGCCGTTCCCAGTCGCCGTGTTTGCGTTTTGGCTTGCGGTAAAGAGCGTGTCGGTAACAGTTGAGATCACATAGTTGTCGTTGAAACTTAGGTTGTCACCACCGAATGCACCCTTGATCTGAACAGTTCCGCCGACGCTAAACCCAGGAGACTGATTCGTGATGACCGTTACAACGTCGACAACTCCGCCCTCTCGTGAAATGCCGTCCCGCTTGATGATGCGGGGCTGAGCGTTGTAGGTGTAGACATAGATCTTCTCTAGCAGGCTCGTTGGGTCTTGAAGTGACACCGAGGAGATGCTGCCCTGCCCCGATCCGTTAATGATTGAGTTGATCGACGCGACTGCGCTGACGAAAAATACGTCGCTCTTGTCCGATGCCGGAGTCTGTCCAGTGTCTTTCTTGACTAGCCGTACGCGGGTTTGATCGGGGATAAGCTTGAACCACGGGCCGTCGCTCGGCGTGTCGTCTTGGAGCACCGTGAATGCGCTCGTTGCGCCAGAGCCATCGCCGCTGGTAGAAAACAGCAGAGATTCTGTCGGCACGTACAACGCAGAATCCTTTGCCGCTCCAGAGTAGTTAATCAGCGGATTCAGGAGGTCGTAACTGATGTACGCCGAACCGACGGTCGCCGTTCCGTCGCTTCCAGACGCCGCAAAAGTGAACGTAGTCCCAGAGGTCGCGGTGACCTGATACACGCCATTCATTGACGTCCCGGCGGTACCAGCGGCCTGGTCAAGTTGGATATATGCGCCAGTGGTGATTCCGTGCGGCGAGTAGGTGGTTACGGTGACGGTGCCAGAAGAGCGAACCGCCGTGGAGATTGCAGCAAGGTCAATCCATAGCTGAAATGGAGCCGTTGCCATTATTCCCTACCTGGGATCGTTCTTCCAGTTGAGACTCGTGCCTGCTGGCCGAGATAAAGGTCGATGCTGTCTAGTGAGTTCGTCCCGATGACGATGTTCGCGCCAATTGGCCCTGTCGGGTATGGCGACATCCCTTGCTGCCCACCACCGCCGCCACCGTAGTTTCCGCCGCCGCCAGTAAACGTCGGGAAAGCAGCCTGACCGCGCGCCGTGCCGCCAAGCCGATCAAGCAACTTGATTGCCTCGGTCGCCAAGTTGATTAGAAATGTGATCACCTCAATGACGCCGTTGATGATCCCAAGCAATACCTCAAAAGCTCCGCCAATGGCAGAAACCGCAATGGCAAGCGGACCTTTTCCGTCATCCCAAAGTGCAACCACGAGGTCGCCGACTTTGCCGAGTAGTTTGCCAACGTTGTCCGCAAGTTCCTGAATCTTTGGGCTAAGTTTTTCGCCGATCGGCCCGACTACGGCAAGCACAGAGTCAACAAAACCTCCTTTTTCAGTGAGCTTGGCGCCAGCGTCAAAGATGACATCTCCAAGCGTGGTCATCAACTCCTCGGTGATCGGCAAGACATTAGTTGTCAAAAATCCGAGGGCGTCGGTGACGGCTGGAATAAATCGACCGCCGAGCGCGTCCATTTGCTCCCCAAACTGGATCTGAGCAGTCAGCAACTTGCCGCCCACACTGTCAGCAAGTTCTTCCGCAACAGGAAGGTACTTCTCGTTTGATTGCTTCAAGATGTCGGTGACAGTGGCGCCCTTCTCAATCGGTCCGATTAGGGCGGCAAGTCCGCGCGTTGAGCCGTTTGCAGCCTTGCCGATCAGCGCCATCACGGATGCCATATCCTTGCCGGTCACGGCCGAGATCGCAGCGGCAGTGGCGTTCGCCTTTAGCAAAGTGTTCTGGCCCTTGAAGAATCGTGAGCCGACCTCTAGACCAGCGCGAACATCGTCGTCGGTCTTGCCAAATCGCTGGAAGGCTTTGATTTGTTCTTCAATCTTTGGCGCGATCCTGTCCAGCTCAAAGCCTCGGGCTTTGAGCGCGGCGTTGGTCAGGATGGTTGAACGCTGATCCTCAATCGCGCCCTTGACGCTTGCCACCGCAAAACCAGCAAGAGCAGTGGCTGCCACGACTGCACCGGCGGCAATCGCCTTGAATGCAGCGCCAGCCGAACTCTTGAGGCTGCCGAGCGCGCCACCGATCTTGCCGATCGGTCCGGTGGCAGCATCTTTTGCCTTGATAACGAAGTTAGCGGAGCGATCAGCAGCCATCAGCGTTGATTCCCTCTCTTGAACTTCAAGATGGTGGCGCGGAAGGCGCCGTCATTTAGGAACTTCTCCGTGGTTGCAGAGAAAGCTTCCATTGCTCGCTCGATTGTACCCGCCTTTTTGACCGTATCCGAGACGAATGGTCGCGCAGCTACTGGACGCACTGCAACTGATCCTGACTTGGTTCGCCGCACGCCGCTTCTGCCTTCCACAACAAACCAGCCGTAGAACACTCCAGACCGTCCACCTTTGATGCCGACGACCGCGCCTGGCTTATTGAATCTCACGCCGCGTGCTTTGACGTTTTTCTGCAGCCTGCCTGGCTTGGCCGTCGTCTGCCCGCGAGGAGCTGCTCGCCTCATCGGCGTAAGCATTGTGCGCGCAGCATTGAGCGCAGCGAACGACTGCATCCGCTTGAAGCCGCTTGGATTGTTCGCCTGATAAAAACCGATCAGGAGATCATCAAACGCTTTGTCGGTTTGGATTTGCAGGACTAGCGAATCGTTAGCGGCCACGACGCTCCTTTGGCTGTAGGTCGGACATCAGCATCAGTGTACGAAAAAAGTCTCCGCTTTCCCACTCCAGCACTTCGTGCGGTGGGATGTGGAACTTCTCGGCAATGAGGTGTGCCGCGATTAGCGGGTGCGGCGTGAGCGAACGACCCGCCGCCAGCCGCTGGGCGTCGAGTCTTATCGAGGGGGGAGTGCTGCGACTGCCTCCGACCACTTCTCAATCGTCTGCGTCAGCGCGTCCATCGGCGAGTCAATGATGCTCTTTGCCGGCTCGCCGTCGTCGGTCAAGAAGTTGTGCTTTGTGATCAGGCGCTCAATCGCCTTCATCGCGCGCTCCGCTTCGCCGCTTTGCAAATCAATCAGGATGCGCGCTGGAACTCCCTCAGCCTTCATCGTGGCTTCCCAGCCCTCAAATGGGGTCGTAAGGCGCACCTCAACGGTGCGGAACTGTGGCTTGCTCTGGCTCATTTAGCCTCCTCCTCTGCTACTAGCTTGAACTTACGGCAACGCCGCCAAGTCGCTGTTCACGACGATGCGAAGGCTCTTCGCGCTCACCGTGTCGTAGACCAGCGTACCAGTCACGGCCATCGTCGTCAGACCATCTTCGGCGCCAGCCATCTGCTGAACTTCTGTTGGAACGATCATCGCAAGGATGTGTGCCGAGTAGGTGCCGTTGCTCCAAGTCAGCCGCACGCCCTTCGGCGTAGCTGCCTTGTATGCGTCGTACCACGTAGAGACTGCACTCGCGGTGCTGCTCACTGTCATCGTCAGCGTGCCGCTGAATGGGTTGCTCTCGCTGTGCGTGCTGAATACGGTCGTGCCTGCGAGGTACGACTGACGCGTGATCCCTGCGTTGAACTCCAGTGAGAAGTCGAGCAGGTACTCGTATGCCGTTCCGTCAGCGGTGCCTGGGAAGGTTGAGCCGTGCTGGAATGCGTTCCAAAGGCGGCCCGACATAAACGGCGAGGTTGGCGTGCCTTCGGCGAGTGTCGCGCTGTTCTTGGCGATCTGCTGCGCGAAGAGATTTGCACTGAGGTTCGTGAGTCCGTTGCGGTCGGCCGCAATCGTGATGGACTCTGCGAGGCAATAGTTTGCTGCGTATGCCTGCGTGCCGTCCGTTGCGATCAACGTGTAGGAGGTAGGCGAGTTCGCCGCTGTCATCGAGTAGTCGTAGTCCCACTCATATGGCGCAGCCGTGCCTGAAGGCGTATCGGTGCGCGTCATTGAAAGCCAGAGTGGAAGTTCGCCGACGCTCACGGCAGGGACGGTCGCGCTGAGCGTTGGCTCAACGGAGACGATTGTGCCGGTGGAACCGATGAGCGGGTTGCGAAGCGCAACGGATCGCTCGGTTCCAAGTTCAATCGTTGTGCCTTCGGAGATGACGCCAGTTGGCGTAACGAGCAGCTTGCGGCCGCCACTGGTCAGCGTTGGGATAGTTCCAGGCGTCGCCTCCTTGAAGGCGACCAGTTTGCTGAACAGGACGTTCCCTGCAGATGCGGCTGGCATTATTCGGTCTCCTTGTCTTCAGCCGCTGGTGCGGCGCGCTTGGCGATTCCTGCTGCGATCCAAGCCTCTGCCTGAACCACAGGTGCGCTGATGATACTACCGTCGGCAGGCAGACCAGCCACAAACTCTCCCTGTGGGATTGAGCCTGGCACGAACTGCACATCAATGTGGCTAATGACTGGATAGGTGAGCGGCTTCTTCAGTTCAGGCACTTGTTCCAATCGCCTCCACGCACGCAATTTCCACCGCTGCGGAGATTGTCAAGAAGTCTTGGTCTCCCCAGGTATCAGTCCCCATTGTAGTGCTAACGACGCTCGCCTGTGCCACACCGCTTGTGTTGTCGAGCGTCACGCCGTCAATGAATGCGTCGCGGAGCCACGTGCGCCACGTCATCAGATCCTCGTACTTTCGCGCAAGATCAGCCTGCGGCAAGAGATACAGCGTGACATTGAGCGTGAGCGTGATCTGGCGATTTGACGCTCCGTAACCGATCGTGTCGTCGCCAGGGATCACAACGATAGCTGGAGCTACGGAAAGATTATCGGGAGGATAGGCGTGAACCGCACGAAGCGCATAGCCGGCCGGAGGATTAACATTGAGCAGGTGATCGCGCAGCCCAGCGATTACGGTTTTGTCTGAAAATGACATTTAGATTTCCTCTTCTGCTGGCTGCTCAAGCGCGGCAAGCAGGTTGTTCAAGAATTCCGTCGCCCACGCAAGCGCCTCATCGTAGTCAAGCCAGGGACGAGCGTCTGGATGGTCTGGCTGAAAGAAAAATGGAGCGCCGTTTTCCGTTGGGTTTTCATCATCCCAGAATCTAACGGCATTCTGATCATCAATCTCAAAACGGTATCTCATACGATCCTCCTAAATTGACTGATATGTGACTGGCGTCAAGAGCGTATCAAGCGTCAGCGACACGGTCGAGGTTGCCATCTTGCCAGCCGCTCCTACGATTACGTAAGTGCCGCCATTGTAGCCACCATCGTTAATTGCCGTGGTGGAGAAGCCAGCGGTGCGCGCTGTCCAGGTAATGCCGTCCGTTGAAGTAGTCATTGTGCCAGACGCGCCAACAGCAACGAACAGCCCCTGTCCGAAGCTCACGTCATTTATCACGAATGTCCCGAATCCAGAGGTTCGTGCGGTCCAAGTAATTCCATCCGAAGAGGTTGCTAGGTTTCCAGCATCTCCACCGATGACGAAAATCCCATTTCCGTACGCAACTCCATAGATCGCGTTCGAGCCAAATCCAGACGTACGGCCTGTCCAGCTGACTGCGTCTGGCGATGTTCTGATTGCACCGCTCTGACCGCCCGCGACGAATAGGCTCCCGCCGTAATTGACGTCATACAAAATGATTGATGTTCCAGAGTTACGCCCAGTCCAAGACGCGCCGTTGGTTGACGACGCTGCCGACCCAGATGCCCCAACCACGACGAACGTTCCGCCGGCATACGTCGCGCCGTGGATCGTCTCACCGCCCATCCCAGAGTTGCGACCAGTCCAAATTATTCCGTCGGCAGAGGTCGTAAGCGTTCCAGATGCGCCGCCCGCAACGTATGTTCCACCTCCATATGTCAAAGCATTAATTGCATTTGATGAGAATCCAGATGTTCGAGCAGTCCACGTAATTGCATCAGGCGATGTCGTCATCGTTCCAGCCCCGCCGCCAGCAACCCACAGCGTTCCGCCATATGTTACAGAGTTGATAATGAATGTTCCAAATCCAGACGTACGAGATGTCCAGGTGACGCCATCAGTTGGACCTGCGCCCTTTGTAACAGTTGTGAGATTTGACAGCGCGGACAAGTAGGTGGCGTCGTATGCCGCGAGGTAAGTCGTTCCAGAATTTGTTACGACCGTTGCCGTTCCGTCAGTAAGATTTGTTAATGCGTATGCGCCAGCGGGGGCGGTCAGCGATGTACCGGCATATGAACCAGTCGCCGTGGTTACAAAGTAGGTTGCGCTACCGCCGCTGCTCGGTGTGCTCCACGTCGGAATGCCTGCCGTACCAACACTCAGAACCTGATTTGCCGTGCCAATCCCGAGGCGTTCTGGTGTTGCCGATCCAGATGCATACAAGATGTCGCCGGTTGTTGTAAGCGTGTTCTTTGGAATTGCCGTGCCAGCCAAGTCGTAGGCTGACTTGACGCTGTTCGGCGTGGCTGCGGTGGTCGTGCTCGTGCTGTTAGTGGAGTCTGTGAGCTGCACCGCGCCAACAACAGATGTAGTCGCGTCTGCAATTGAGATTACTGGCGCTGTCCCGCCGGTTGATGAGATTGCACCTGTGCCAGCAACCGACGCAACTTTTGCAGCCGCAAGGTCATAAGCAGACTTGACTGATGCTGGCGTTGCGGCCGTTGTTGTGGAGGTCGAGGAGATCGAGTCCGTGAGCGTTGTGACGCCGTAAACGTTGCCAATTGCGGCAGTGCCTGGAACTACTGGGGTTGTCCACTCAGTGTTGTAGTCAGTGGCGTTGATCTTGGAGAGCACCTGCCCTGCAGTTCCTCCGACCGGCACGCCAGTGCCTGCTGGTCCTGTTGCGCCAGTCGCTCCTGTTGCGCCTGTTGAGCCAGCGACGCCCTGCGGAATGCTGAAGTCAAAGATCGCCGCGCCAGAGCTGCCGACGTTGGTGACAGTGGCGTTGGAGCCAGCGGTGCCGGTGATGACCGTGCCAACCGCAATTGTCGCAGCCGAGCCAGCCGCACCAGTTGATCCTGTGGCGCCTGTGTCCCCAGTGTCACCCTTGTCTCCCTTGACCAGAACGAAGTCAAAGACAGCCGCTGATGACGAGCCTGTGTTGGTCACCGAAACTGCGGTGCCTTGCGTGACGCTGCCTACGGCGATGGTTGCCGCTGAGCCTGCCGCGCCAGTGGCTCCAGTTGCTCCAGTTGCTCCAGTGTCGCCAGTGTCACCCTTGACGAGTACGAAGTCAAAGACTGCAGCGGAACTTGATCCGCTGTTGGTTACTGCAACGGCAGTGCCTTGTGTGACGGTGCCAACAGAAATCGTAGCGGCAGAACCTGCTGCGCCTGTCGCGCCCGTGGCGCCAGTCGCGCCTGTGGCACCTGCGTCACCCTGATCGCCCTTGTCGCCTTTGACAAGCACGAAGTCAAAGATCGCAGCCGACGATGAGCCAGAGTTGGTGACGGCCACCGCCGTCCCTTGCGTGACGGTTCCGACCGCAATCGTGGCTGCAGAGCCCGCAGCACCAGTCGCGCCGGTAGCGCCAGTCGCTCCTGTCGCTCCTGGCACCAACACAAAGTCAAAGACGGCGGCTGAGGAGGAGCCAGAGTTAGTGACAACAGGCGCAGTCCCTGACGTTGTAGTGCCGACCGTAATCGTGGCGGCTGATCCTGCAGCTCCTGTAGATCCAGTGGCACCTGTGTTTCCTGTATCTCCCTTGTCACCTTTGGCGAGTACAAAATCAAAGATGGCGGCAGAAGATGAGCCGCTATTTGTGACAGCGACGGCGGTGCCTTGCGTAACCGTTCCAACGGCAATTGTCGCAGCAGATCCCGCTGGACCCGCTGAACCTGCGGGACCTTGTGATCCTGCTGGTCCTGCAACTCCCTGCGGACCTGACGCGGCAATTGATACTGTTTGCGTGACTGGGGTAACAGTGACGACCTGACGGCCGTCATCAATCGTGACCGTCTGCTCGGTCTTGGTGACGGTAACGCTCATCGCGTCACCTCCGGTGAAACGGTCGCAGCTCCTTCCAGGAGCCGAGTAACGACGCCTCCTCCGCTCACCAGCTCCAGGTCATAGACCCCGCTGAACGGAGCGGTCAACGCAGCGGTTGTCGTTGCGCTGGCCGAGAGGGTAATCGTTCCAGCCGAGCCGCCGAGCGTAATGCCGCCGTTCTCGGTAGTGAGCGTCAGGATGCTTGTTGACGAAGAGTATGTCTCACGCACAGATAGTCGCGCGGTATAGCTAGTCAAGTTGATTGCTGTTCCGGCAGAATCTTTCCACGTCGCAACAATGGAGAGGGTTGCGCCCTGTTTGATCTCTAGGTCATAGCGATTGCCGATTGCCATTATCGAGCCAGCCCTTCTCGTCGTCGGTACGCCTCAAGCAGCACCTGTGCCTCTGGATGCAGCGCGCGAGTCTGACGAAGAATGCCGCCGAGATCCTGCGAGCCGATCACGCCGAACGGCGAGGTGCGGCTCGACCACACCGCGCCAGCCTGAATGATCGCCGCTTGCTTCACTGCGCTCGGCACGGACGGCCACCCGAAGACGCCGACCACCTTGACGCCTCGATACACGTCGCGCGGGAAGTTGCGCGGCCACGTCACCGATACGTCGATCTCGTTGTACGGCCAGCCGTCCAGAGCTGCGTTGCCTGGCGCGAGGTTGTAGTCGGTGCCTGCGGTCCACGTTGTCTCATAGGTGCCGTTGGCGTCGTCATCTGTCGTCAGCGTCGTGACGCTTACGAGGTCGTCAATCAGGACGTACTGGTAGTCGGTCGCCGTGTAGTAGCGCGTCTCCGTCGCGGTGCCGAAGCCTTGCTTGCGGTCGGTGTAGAGGTCAATGAGTGCGTCGGTCGCATCGAGGACAGACTGCAGCGCCGTATCGTCGGAGCTGTCGCTGATCCCGATTGCAGCCTTGAACTCGGCGAGACTTGCGTATGACATTAGATGCCTCCGACTGACAGGACGGTCAAGATTTGGTTGTTGTTCTCGGCGATAGCATAGAGCGTCTGTCGCTCCATTAGCCGGATTGTCACGTGTTCCCCCTTGCGTAGCACAAAGCCATTGGCAAGGCTCACGTCTGAAGCGCCGATCAACACGTCCTTTGAGTTGTTGGCGAGTGCGTGCAAGTGAACCTCTGTTCCAGCGACGCGACCCTCGACAACGCTCGCAGCCGCAGTCCCCACGCTCATCTGCCTAGACGCTAGATACTGAGTCACTCGTCAATCCCTCTTTCCCGCTCTCTAAGCGGCGTTCGCTTCACGGTGGCTGTATTGCCCCACCTGACCACAATGGCGCGCTCTACGTGGCTCGTAGGTGCCTCTGCGTTGATTTTAGCAGCGCCCTTGCGCCCCAGTTTCTTCAGTCTCTTCCAGATGTCCATTTCCCCTCCTGATGCGAACAGGGAGCCGAGCCGAAGCCCGACTCCCTGCCGCTCAACCTAAGCGTCTAAACGATTAGACGTTGGCTGACTTGTACGACTTGACGGCCGTTGTCTGAGCAAGGCCCGTCGCGCCACGAACTTCCACTTTGTAGGAGATCAGGCCGAGGTTCCACGCGAACTCGCGGGAAACTTCAACTCGAACACCGCCAACGAGGGCCGTGTAAATCTGTCCGAGGTCACCGAACAGGATTGCGCCTGCGGTGTCATCGGTCAGGTCAATGAGTGCTGCGCTGTAGACAGGCGCTCCGAGGAGTCGGTCTGCCACATTCGCGTCACCTGCGCGGAAGATCGGCTGGCCCGTTGTATCAACGAGACCAGTGACCACACCGAGCGTGGTGTCATTCATCAACCAGCCAGCCTTAGGAGCGCGTCGGTACGCCTGGTTCACAGACGCCTTGAGCTTCGCAAGGTCGGTATAGCTTGGGTTGATTGACACAGTGCCTGAGCCAGTTGCGCCAACGGCTGCAGCAGCGGCAACAGCGGTACCAGCGAAGGCACCGTGAGCAACTGCGACTTCCGCGCCGCACTTCTCGGCGATCATCGCGCTCAGGTCAAAGGCTGCGTCTTCGGCAAGCTCTTCGGTGACCTGAATGATGGTCGCGTACTTGACTGGCGTGAGGGACAGCGCGCTGAGCGTTCCGTCCGACTCGCCGATCGTGCCAGCCTCAGCAACTGATCCAGCGGTTCCAAGAGCCGTGACTCGTGGGAACTGAATGTTGTTGCCGGTGCTGGTGCGAACGACCGTGATGATCGCTGGGTCAATGAATGGGTTGAACTGTGCCGCAACAACGTTCACGCGGTCAGCAATGGTGACTGGGTTGCCCAGGCCAGTGCTGCGTGAGACATCGCGGTACTCGAACGTCTGCGACCCGCCCAAGCGAGCAAGTGCGCGGAGTTCGTCGTTTGACCCTTCGGACTTCTCGACCTTAGGAGCGATTGCCGTGGCGTACTCAGCGCGAACTGCATCAGCAGCGCTTCGTGCCTCGCTGGCATCCTTCTCCGAACGGATCGCGGCCGCAACCGTTGCAGCCTCCGAGGTCAACTTCTCAAAGCGAGCCTGTGACTCGCCCTCAAGCGACTCGCCCTTCTCGGCAAGGTCAGTCACGATGGACTGAGCCTCGGTCAAGAGGGAAGCACGCTTCTCGTGTAGCTTCCTAACGTCTGACATTTCTGTCTCCTTTTTTATTGGTTTCCACAATGTTGCGGCTCGCCTAGCGGGATGACCTGATCGCGGGCTTGCGTACTAGCGCAGCGGGGCGGGGTCTCGTGGCTTCTAGAGCGTTTCTGATTCCATCTCGGCGAGCAGCAACTTGGCGCGAGCGATGGACGGGTCCAGCACTGTGCGCTTCGGAGCCAACTTCTCCGTGATGGTTTCAATCACCTCGACGTCCTCTTCGGTCAGCGGTTGCGCCGACTTCAAGGACTCGATGGCTGAGATAAGCCGGTCGCCGTCTACGCCCATTCGGGACGCGACTTTGCGAACGGAGGTCAAGCCCAGCGTCGCTGGGTAGGCGGGAGTCTGTCCTGCGGAGAGGACGCTCACCTCGAAGAGATTTACTTCGCGCAGCGTGCGCTCATCCTCGTTCCACTCATCGCCGTTCTTTGGGATGGTGAAGCCGAAGGACATTCCCATCGCCAACGCCTCGTGCGTCAGTTTGGAGATGACGCCAGCGGCGTCTGGATCGGCTGGGTCAAGGCGAGCCTCAACCTTCAAGCCGCGCTCGTCTTCGGTCAGCGTGAGGCGGCCGCTCGCGGTCGTTGCGAGTGCGCGCGTCTCGTCGTGTCCGAAGAGGAAGGAGACAATCTTCTTGCCGTCAGCAACGCGCGAGAGCGTGCGACGGAAAGCGCCTGGAGCGATGACCTCGGTGAACGGAAGCCCAGCCGACGGTGCGCCAAACAGCGCGGCGTAGCCAGTGAAGGTCTTCTGACCGTCTTCGTCTTCTCGAACGGTGAAGTCGCCCATCGGAAGAGCGCGCGTCTCAAGTTCTTTCACGTCAAACCTCTCTTCTTCGGTCAGCGGCGCGAGGACGCCATCTGCCCATTCTAGGACGCGATCTGCGCCGTTCTCTGCTGTGGGATCAACGCCCCACAGGTACGCGGCCACCGCGCCTGGTCCTGGGAAGTCTGGATCGTCGGAGTTGCTGTTGCGCGGCACGCCTTCCCAGTCGCCACGGTGTCGCAGAATCCACGCGCGCATCCGCGTCACCTTGTCGTCCTCGACTTGTCCAGCGCGTAGCTGCCGCGCCTCTTCAACGGTCTGCTCGGTCAATCCGTCACCGGCGAAGCCGTTGCGCTCGTAGGTCAGACCCTTCTCTGCTGCCTCTTGGATGTATTGCGGCACGTCAATCAGGACGCGCACTTGGTCATCTTCCTCGCCGCCATCGTCAGGCTGCCACGCGTTGCAGTAGTAGGCGCCGCTTACATAGTCATCCCACTTCTCGCAGTACGCCTTGTCGCCTTCAATCTTTGCCTCGTTGTAGAAGACGCAGTTGCCGCAGGCGCGGCCTTCTGGCACGTCAGGCGAGAGTGCAGGTCGGTAGTTATCAGGCAGGACGCGCGCGGCTGAATACTCGCCGCCTGGCTCAATGCCTTCGCCGAGTGAGACGGCAACCATCTGCGCGAGCGCATCTTCTTTGCTGTCGTGACAGCCGATGACCTCGCCGTCTTCCTTGACGGTCGCCCAGCCGTTGCAGTCTGGCGACTGATCCGTGACGAAGTACGGCATTACTCTGTCGGCTCCGTCTCATTCAGCGTCCCGATGCTGAGCGGCTTCCAGAACTCTGCGCCGCCGTCCACCGGCGAACGATCTTCAAGTGCGCGGACTTCGTTGACCGACAGGAACCCATTGTTCAGCGCGGTCGCGTAGGAGTTGTATCGCTCCTGCGTCGTCGCGCGCAGCAAGCCGTCAAGCGTGAACTTCAAGAAGGTCTGGTCGGCTCCTGGCACGATGCGTTGGAACGATGCCTCAAGGCGCGCGATCATTGGTCCAAGTCCGAGTCGCAGCCACTCAATGCCGATCAACTCGACCGATGCATAGGAGGTGTTGCCGCCTGGGTACTGGAGCATATGGAGCGGCACGCCGTAGATGCGCGCGATTGCTTCCACGCCGTAGTGCATCGTCTCCACGAGCTGCAGGTCGCTGATCTTTGCGCCGAGCTGTAGATAGTCTGCGCCGCCAGTTAGCACGGCCACTCGCCACGCCTTGTCCACACCACCGTGTCGGCGACCGAAGCCAGTGCGAAGCGCCTCTGCCTGATCCTGCGTCAACTCGCCTGGCACCTTGATCAGACCGCCGACGCTTGCATTGTTCTCGTAGAACTTCGCGCTGAAGATTTGCGTCGCGCTTGCAAGTCCGAGCGTCACCTTGTGATGCTCGATCGGTGACAGCCCGCGATGATGCTCGCCAGTGGCGAACAGCGGGATGTGAATGATCTCTGCGGTTGTTAGCGTGATTGCGCCTTCGGTTGTCTCAATGTAGTAAACCGGCTCACCGAACTGACCGCTCCTGATCTCCACTTTCTGCGGATCAAGGACGCGGGTCTCAATCACATTGTCGGATGAGTCTCGCAGGCAAAGGATGAAGGCGTTGCCGTCTAGCAGCAGCGAGGTCACGACGCGATGCTTGAACTCAAAAGATGTGAAGTTCGGATTGTTCGGAATCGGGAAGTCCATCCAGCGCGGACGCGGACGGTATGGTCGGCGCGTTCCGTCAATGCGGATGTAGGTATCCCACGGAAGTCCAGCGATCGTGTCGGCGTAGAGCTTCACTGCGGCGTAGACCGCACCAATGCTGGTGGCGTTCTCTTGTGTGACAAGGACGCCAGCCGCACTTGACGATGCTTCTTGCGCTAACCACTGGCCGCCGATGAAACGCTTTTCCTCAGGCTCGCTGCGTCCGAAGACGCGATCAAGAATGCCCATCAGTCTCCCTACAAGTCAATCCACTTCACTTCAGCCCGTGGCTTAGGCGCAGGCGCGCTTCCAAGTGTACCCGCTCGACTATGTGCCATAAGTCCTGCGACGAGTAAGTCTATGCGCTTGAGCGAGGTCTTGCTTTCTTTCCGAATCATAAGCCCATTGCGGGAATAATACGGCGTGGCATTTGCAGCGTGGCGAGCCAGCGAGGGATTGCCGTCGTGTTTGATCTGCTGGTTCACCACCGCATCGTAGAAGGCGGCCGTGGCTGGGACCATCCGAGAAGGCGTTTGCGGGAACTCGACCACAGGCAAGCCCATCTGCTGCCACGCCTCCATTGACCGCTGCCACCGGAATGGGTCGCAGACAATCTCCTTGACGTTGAAGCTGCGGCAGAGTTCCAGCATCTTGGCTTCCACCTCTTCCACCGGCACGCGCCAGTTGAGTTCGGAGTCCAGCGGGCGCTCCCAATGCCCAAGCACGAAGAGCGCCTTGTCTGCCACACGGCAGGCGACAATCGCGGTCGAGTCGTTGCTGAATGAGCCGTCAAAACCAAGCACCACCTCGTCTTCTTTGTTCAGGACGATCTGATCATCCTTGCAGGAGTCCCACGTGCCAGTCGGCAAGAACGCCTGCGAACTGCTCACCCACTGGTTCAGCCGCTTGGTGCGAAACTCTGATTCAGGCGTGCGCTTCTTCGCAGACTGCAG